ATCAACTTATACGGCTCTCGGTGTAGAACTAATGGCAACTGGTGAAAACGCCGGTACATGGGGAACAAAAACAAACACTAACTTAAATATAATCGAACAAATTTCTGGTGGATACTCTGCTCAATCTATAGCAGGTGGTGCACAAACTACAGCTCTTTCAGTTTCTGATGGATCAACTGGAGCAGTTATGTCTCACAGAATGATTGAGTTTACAGGTTCTATTACTGGAAACCAAATCGTAACAATTCCTTTAGATGCACAAAATTTTTATTTTTTAAGAAATTCAACATCAGGTGCTTACACAGTACAATTTAAATACGCTTCTGGTTCAGGAGATACATTTACTTTTTCTGCAACAGATAAAGGTGATCAAGTAGTATTTGCTACTGGAAATGATGGCACTAACCCAGACATATATACTATGGCTTTTGGTGATGGTGATGTAACTCTTACTGGAACACAAACTTTAACAAACAAAACTTTAACTAGCCCTGCAATAGGTACAAAAATTTCAGATACAAATGGAAATGAATTACTTAATCTTACTGCAACAAGTTCAGCGGTTAATGAATTAACTTTGGCTAATGCTGCAACAGGCAATGGTCCAATTCTTTCAGCAACAGGTGAAACTAATGTTGATATAAATTTAAACCCTAAAGGAACAGGTGTACTTAAAAGTGCAACTGCTGCAGTTAAAATTGCAGGTAAGGAAAGTATGTGGGTTCCAGTTACAGCAATGTACGGAGCTACAACTAATCCACCTGATGCAGCACAAGTAGAAACAACAGCTTTAAGACCAGACATGAAAGTATTAGATTTTGATGCTAGTACAGATCAATTTGCACAATTTTCAGTGGCTATGCCAAAATCATGGAATGAAGGTACAGTAACTTATCAAGTATACTGGGCACCAGCTTCAACTAATACAGGTGACTGTATTTTTGGATTACAAGGTGTATCCGTTGGAGATGGTGATACTATTGACGTTGCTTACGGAACAGCAGTAACAGTTACAGATGCTGGTATAGGAACAGTAGAAGATCAACAAGTTTCAGCAGAGAGTAGTGCAGTTACAATTGCAGGATCTCCTGCAGTAGATCAACAAACTTATTTTCAATTATATAGAGATGCAAACGCAGGTGGGGATACATTTAGTGCCGATGCAAGAGTACTAGGAGTTAAAATATTCTACACTACTGATGCAGCTAACGACGCATAAGGAGTATAAAATATGGCAAGTTTTGGTTATCAAATATTAGGTTTTGGAGCAGGCGGTAGCGCCGCTCCTTATGAAGTAGAGTTTTTAGTTACAGCCGGTGGCGGTGGCGGCGGTGGTACATCTAATGGTGGACCCCAAGGTAAAGGTGCTGGAGGCGGCGGCGGTGCTGGCGGATACAGAACTTTATCAGCTCAAGAAATAACTCCCGGAAATGATATTACAGTAACAGTAGGTGCAGGAGCAGCAGGAAAAACTCAATCAACAGTTGCTCAATCAACTCCTGGAGGAAATTCATTAATAGCTTCAGACGATTTTTCAACATTTACATCAGCCGGCGGCGGTAGTTCTGCTGGACACAATGCAGGAAGTTCACCCCCAGCTGGAACTCAATTTAATGGAGGATCTGGAGGCGGTAAAGGTGGTTCTGTAGGTAATGGTGGATTAGGAAATCAACCCTCAGTTAGTCCAGCTCAAGGCACTAATGGTGGTAACGGAATTAACGTTGCTAAATATATTGGTGGCGGTGGCGGCGGTGCTAACTCAGCAGGCTCTAATGCATCTGGTACTCAAGCAGGAGTAGGTGGAGCAGGAACATCAAATTCAATAACAGGATCAGCAATTACTTATGCAGGTGGTGGCGGTGCTGGAGCAAATGGCGATTATAGTACATCAGCAGGTGCTGGTGGTGCTGGTGGCGGTGGTGCTGGAACAACCCCTGGAACTGTAGGTGTAGCTGGAACAGCGGCTCTTGGTGGCGGCGGCGGCGGATCAGGTGGTAGAGGAGTTGCCTCTAATATAGTTGGTGGTGCTGGCGGAAGTGGTGTTGTAATTATAAAAATTCCAACTGCAAGTTACACTGGAACAACAACCGGTTCTCCCGATGTTAGTACTTCAGGAGATTTTACAATTGTAAAATATACGGGTAACGGAACGTACACAGCGTAATGGCACATTTTGCAAAATTAGATGAGAACAATAAAGTAATTAACGTTGTTAAAGTTAAAGACAATGAATGTGTAGATTCTAATGGTGTTGAAACAGACGACCAAGGTCAAAATTTTTTAAGGTTTGTTTCAAAAGAACCTAATTCAATTTGGAAAAGATGTTCTTATAATACTATGTATGGAAAACATTTATCGGGAGATGATTCTAAAGTTCTTAGAGGAAATTATCCTTGTGTAAATTATACTTATGACGAAGCATTAGATTTATTTTTACCACCTAAACCATATCCTTCTTGGATATTACATACTGAAGAAGATTTAATAAATGAAAACGGTGTAGTTGGAATTAGAAAATACGAATGGAAATCACCCATTACTCCTGTAGGCACTCCTGACGGTACTAATATTCCTTATTTACAAACATGGGATGAAAATCAATTGACGTGGACAGCTTACATGGTTAACGATAATGAAGTTCAATATATTTGGAATAAAACAACTTTGGTTTGGGAAACAGTTTAATAAAAATTATTGACGTTACAAAAAATATTTAGTATATATTACGGTAATGAAGAAAGAAGTATACAGTGAATTAAGAGCAATATTTCCAAAACCAATATTTTTAGGGGTTACTGATAAACAATTTTTAAAAAAAGAAATATCATTTTTAAAAAAAAAACACACATCAAATAATATTTTAGATAATAAAATTTTAAAAAACATTAAAAAAGAAATAGTGTTGGCTATACACCATTATTTTAATAATGTAGAACAGACTTCCTGCGATTTAAATTTTGATATATTTGAATCATGGATAGAAAAAGGAAAAGAAAAAAATATCCATACGTATCAACGGTTTCAAAAAAATAGTTTTTTAACAGGTTTTTTATATATTGAAGCTACACCAAAAAAAGATGTTATTAAATTTGTTAGAAATTCTTGGAATGCTATTGAACCCACTATCAATGGTTCTAATGTTTTTAATTCTGCAACATGGGAATTTTTTGTTGAAAAAAAATCAATTGTTATATTTCCATCTAACTTATATTATAGTTTAAACCAAGACCCTCATCAAACTCTTAACTACATTAGATCAAAAAAAACTAAAAAAAATATTTTAGCTATTGGGTTTAATATTTTTTTAACTTCTAAAACTGGAAAAGTTTCTGATTTAATAAAGGAGTTAATTAAATGATAACAAAAAAACAAGTTACTCCTATTTTTCCAACACCAGTATATTACTCAAATTTAAATAGAAAATTTACAAAAAAAGAAACAGACTTTTTTAAAAAAATTATATCTAGTAAAGTAGATAATTTTGGAAACACTGTTAGTTCAAATAATTATGTTCTTACAAATAAAATTATGAAAAAAATTAAAGAAGAAATTGATATAAGAGTAAAAGAATACCTGGATAAAATAATATGTCCAAAAAAAAATACAAATCTTTATATTACTCAATCTTGGATAAACTCTACGTTAAAAAATCAATACCATCATTATCATGCTCACCCTAACAGTTACATATCTGGAGTATTATATCTTAATGCAGACCCTAAAGTAGATAGAATTTATTTTGTAAAAGACGATCCTACAATTTTTTCTTTAAAACCAAATAAATTTAATATATTTAATTCTAATTTATGGTGGTATAGTGTGAAACCTGGAGATCTTCTTATATTTCCTTCATCAACTACTCATTATGTGGCACAGAAAAAACAAAACAATCAAAGAATTAGTCTTTCTTTCAATACTTTTTTTAAAGGAAAACTAGGTGATAAAACTTCATTAAGTGAATTAATTTTATAAATATGTATAATAAAGAAATATATTGGTCCTGGAATAAATGTATAGAAAAAAAAGATATTACAAAATTTAATAAATACATTGAAAAAAATTTTGATTACTACGAAAAAAATACTTCGTTTGATCCTTTAAAAAAAAACGCTGTAACTAAGGTAATAAGTTACGGAAAATTAAAAAAATTTTTAAGACCTTTTATTCAATGTTGTCAAAAAACTGCTAATGAAAATTTTGGTTATACTTTAAATAAACTATATGACGTGGATGGTTGTCTTTTAAATATTTACAGTTCTTCAAATACCGGAAATTATGGTTGGCATATAGATGAAGCACTAGAACCACATGTAGATATTAAACTTACTCTTTTAATTAATCTTTCAACTGAAGATTATACAGGAGGTAAATTATTTATAAATAGAGGTACAGAATCATGCCTTAAAGAATTAGACAAACCTGGAAGTGCTTTAATGTTTAAATCACATATACTCCATAAAGTAACTCCTGTAACTAAAGGAGAAAGAAAAACGTTAACAATTTTTTTAAGCGGTCCAGCATTTAAATAAACTTATGAAAAATAAAAAAATATATTTTATATCCGGATTTCCAAGAGCTGGTAATACAGTGTTAGCTTCTATATTAAATCAAAACCCAAAAATAAAAACTACGGCACATTCTGTTTTGCCTGATGTTATTCAACAACTAGATAAAATTAAAGACCTATATGCTTATCAAAATTTTCCAGATGAAAAATCTTTAGACAACTTAATACAAAAAACATTTGATAATTATTACAGCCAATGGGATGCGGAATATATTATTGAAAGAGGGGATTGGATAACTCCATATAATTTAACCTTGTTACAAAGATATTTTAATAACAATGAAATAAAAATTGTTATTTTAGTAAGAGATGTTTTAGATATCCTAGGTTCTTTTTTAAATGTTTGTAGAAGAAACGTTGATTTTTATGTTAACAAACAATACGAAGTTTCAGATAAAAGCACAGTCATATATGATCAGAAAGAAGAAAAGGCTGAGATAATAATGAGCAGAGAAAATTATGTTTATAGTACTCTGTATTCTATTAATCATTTAATAAAACAAGATACTTTTAATAATTATATTTTTGTTGAGTATAATGATCTAGTTTCTAAACCCGAAGATGTTCTAAAAAAAATATATAATTTTTATGATATTGAAGAATTTAAACATGACTTTAATAACATTGAAGAATTCTCAGCCAATGGGATAAAATATAATGATGGTGTGTTGGGTGGAACAATGCATGATGTTAAAACAGGAAAACTTGAAAGGCAAAAATATGTATTGTCCGTTAACCAAAGAGTTGTAGATAAATATTCTAATCTAGAAATGTGGAGAGATGTTAAAGATAAAACAAATAACTATAATTATATTGCTAAAATACAAATTAAAGATGCACAAAGTGCATTAGACAAGTTTTCTAAAGAAGAGTGGGATAAGTATGATTATAGACAAAAAACTTGGGACGTACATAAAGAAACTAAAACTATACCTTTAATATATAGTGAAGATTTTAGTGAAAACTCTCCAAAGAGAGAACACTGTGATAAGTTTGAATCTACTTTAAAAGCTGTTGAAGAAAAATTAATTAACAAACATTCTAAAGGGTCGATTGTAAGAGCTATATTAGTTAACTTACCAGCTGGTGCGGATATTAAAGCTCATCAAGACCACGGAGTTTCTTTAAAAAATACTTTTAGATATCACATACCCATAAAAACAAATCAGTATGTTATATTTACGGTAGGTGGAGAAGGTAGAAATCTTAAGGAAGGTGAGATATGGGAAATAAAAAATACAGAAAAAACACATTCCGTTTATAATAAAGGTTTTGAAGATAGAATTCATTTAATTGTAGATTGGAAAAATGAAAAATAAATTAGAAGATTATGTTTTTAAAATTAAAAATTTTTTAAATAAAGATTTGTGTAAACAAACTACAAAACAATTAATTAATGTTAAGTGGAAAGATCATTATTTTAGTAATTATGGTCGACAATATAAAAGATCTGGCAATAAAGAATTAAAAGTATCGCATGATCAAATTGTAAATCAAAAAGAAATAATGAATAGACTGCATTCAGCCATAAAACAATATCAAGATAATTTTAATTTTCTTTGGTTTAGTTCATGGGCTGGTTACACAGCAATAAGATTTAATAAATACAGTCAAGATAAAGTTATGGCTAAACACTGTGACCACATACATGATATTTTTGATGGTGAAAAAAAAGGTATTCCAATTTTAAGTTGTTTAGGTGCTTTAAATGATAACTACAAAGGTGGAGAGTTTATTTTGTTTGATAACAAACAAGTAGAATTAAAAGCAGGAGAACTATTAATTTTTCCATCTAACTTTATGTATCCCCATGAAATAAAACCTGTAACAAAAGGAACAAGATATTCTTATATATCTTGGGTATATTAAAATGGAAAATCTTTGGGAATGTAAATTAATAAAAAAACCAAATGATTATGTTTATTTATTTAATGTTAAAAAACACAAACAATTAAAAAACAAGATTTTAAAAAACATTAATAATACTCCTTCTACCATTAATTATGAAAATGTTTCAAAAAGCGATTGGCAAATAGACAGTTCTGTACCGAGACCATATTGGGACAGTAATGTAATAAACATATTTGAAAACTGTTCATCTATTTTAAAAAAAAATTTACATAAAAATTTAAAATTTAAAACTCAGTTACATAACTATTGGTTTCATACTTATAAAAAGAACTCTCATTTTGACTGGCACACTCATGGAAATGCTCATTTTTCTGCAATTTATTATATTAATTTGCCTGAAAGAAAATATAAAACACAATTTTTAGATTTAAACGTTCCCGTAAAAGAAGGAAATCTATTAATTTTTCCTGGTTTTTTACCTCACTCGTCTCCTGTCAATAAATCTATGAAACAGAAAATAATATTATCATTTAATTTTTGTATTATTAATAATTAAAATAGATTGAATTACCCTATAATCTAATATAATAGCTAATAAACAGGATTTTATATGTTACAAAAACTAGGTTTTTTACCAGGATTCAACAAACAAGTTACATCTACCGGAGCCGAGTCTCAATGGACAGGTGGCACAAATGTACGTTTTAGATATGGTACACCTGAAAAAATAGGTGGTTGGTCTCAGTTAGGAGATAGTAAATTAACTGGTGCAGCTAGGGGTTTGCATCACATGGTTAATAAAGAAGGTATTAAATACGCAGCTATTGGTACTAATAGAATTTTATATGTTTACTCAGGAGGAGTGTACTACGATATACATCCTTTAGTTAATCCATCAGGGACAGCTATTACAAGTGCGTTTAGCACGGTTAACGGACAACCAACTGTTACTTTATCTTTTGCTTCTGCACACAATTTTGAAGTAGGTGATATTATATTGTTTGGTGATCCATCTACATTTACAGCTATCACAGGTTCTAATTTTTCTTCTACTACTTTTTGTGATAAAAAATTTATGGTTACCGGAGTACCTACAACTACAACTTTAGAAATAAATGCTGGTAGTAATGAAACAGGAGCAGGAGCAACTACATCTGGAGCTATAACTTTTTTTCAATACTTTCATGTAGGACCAGCTGAACAAGTTGGAGTTTTTGGTTATGGTATATCTCAATGGGGTGGTACCGTTACAAACCCACAAACAACAACTTTAAACGGTGGTTTAAACGATGATGCAAATGGTACTGGTGGGTCGGGATCTACAATTAATGTAGCAAGCACAACTGGGTTTCCAAGCACGGGAACTAATTTTATACAAGTAGGTACTGAAGAAATATCTTACACAGGAATTACGACTACAAGTTTTACTGGCATTACTAGAGCCGTTAGAGGTTCAACTAGAGCTGCTCACAGCACTGGCGCAACAGTTACTAATTTTAGTGCTTACTCAGCCTGGGGCCAAGCAGCATCGACCACGGATAAAGTTGCAGAACCTGGTATGTGGTCATTAGATAATTTAGGAAGTACACTTATTGCTTTAATATTTAACGGTGAATGTTTTGAATGGAATGCAGATGCATCTAATGCAACGGCAACTAGAGCAAGTATTATAACTGGTGCACCTACCGCGTCGAGAGATATGTTAGTATCTACTCCTGATCGTCACTTAGTATTTTTTGGAACAGAAACAACAATTGGTAATAAAGCAACACAAGATGATATGTTTATTAGATTTTCATCTCAAGAAAATATAAATGACTATACACCTACAGCTGAGAATAGTGCTGGTACACAAAGACTGGCCGCTGGATCACGGATCATGGGTGCTAAACTAGGTAGAAATGCATTATATGTTTGGAGTGA